TTACTCTCCCTCAGCACTTGTTCTTTCTTTATTTTCTTGTTCTGATTGTTCTCTAATTACTGCTTTTAACATTGCATTTTCTTGTGAAAGTTTAGCATTTTGAGTAACTAACTCCTCGATAACATAACTTGGATTAGCTTGTAATTGATTGTTCATTTAATTGTTCCTCCAATTTATCTACTTTTTTAATTAATTCTTGAATAGCTTTAGTATTCCAAAACATGACCTCATTACCGTCAAAACCATCTCCATGTCGCCATTCAATAGGTATTTCTCGTTCAATAATAATTCCGTGATGATTACGTGCATAGTTTGTTTCTTTTTCTGAATTTAACTTGTATGAATACAATCTCAAGTCATTTCTAAATGCGTCTAATACGCTGTAATCCCACTCTTTTATATCGTACTTGAATTTTTCAGACGACATAGCGTGCCAGTTAGCAAAGCGAATGTCTTTATACCCTGTATCTCCACCGTTATACCGTAAGTTATTTGTCACTCGTAATTCTCCAGTAGACACACCTATATAGAAATCTTTAGCAGTATTAACTCTTATAGAATTAGCTTGTACATCTAAACATTGCAAGTCTTTGTATCTCACATCGCCATTGTTGTAACCTTTTTTATCGGTTATACGTAATGCATCGTCTACTAGTACATAAGCGTTGCTACCTTTTGATGTTAAATCTCCATATAATTTATCTCCAAAGAAGTGGCCAGTACCGATATCACCGTCTTTGTTTGTTGCATAGATTGTACTACTAACCGAACTTTTACTAAATCTTATTCCTGAACCATATTGTGACGTATCGCTTGAAACATTACCGTATTTAATAACACCGTCTGTGTATGCTCCACTATCGTTTTGTTTTACATACATAGCAAATTCGTTGTTTCCAGTTCGATTATCACGATAAGGTCTAAAGTAAATACCATAGTTACTTTCAATGTTTACAGTTAAGTTCGCATTTAAAATAATACGACTGTAATCACTTTCTAATGCTACCGCACCATAGGTTGAGTGAAGTCGTACACCACGAGAAGTATCATTATATTTTGTAGAATGAAATTCTAATGTACCTGCTGTTTCATCACCAGCACCAGCAAGCATTGTTGATAAACCTTTTTCGGTTAAATATAAGTTATAACCAGTTGTTCTATTTTGTACTTTTACAGTACCACCTTGAATACCTAGTCTTAAATTAGCGGTATCAGTTACATTAGCCCAAGTACGTGTGAAAGAACCATAAGAAAGGATAGAGTTGTTTCTAATATCTATATAGTCAATATTATCCCCACCACGAATACCAATGTTATTCATATTAATATCTAAACCTTCTGGACTTAAATTTAAACGGTTGATAATTTCATTCTTACCGACCTTATCGTCAACTCTACTTGCCATCACATTGAAGTCTTTGTTGACTGTAATATCTACCTTATCGCCTCTAAGTTGAATACCGTTTTTATCCATAGTGTAAGATTGAATATTACCGTTTTCATCGTAACTTAAATTTATCCCCTTAGTTGTAGCTGATATTTCTGAAATGACTTGAGATAACGTTTTACGACTAGCATTGAACTTTTGTTCATCAACTTTTAACGCTATTTTATCGCCATTTTGAGTGATTGATGTTTCTAGTTTAGTCATGGCTATATCATTAGATTGTTTATAATCGTCTGTGTAATTTTTAGCGTCAGAAATACCACTCTCAAATTGAGTTAAAGTAACTTTATCAGTGATTTCATTTGAAAGTTGTTTTCTTTCACTATCAGCGTTATCTAATCTTTGGACTATATTGTTTTGATCGGTTGTATAGTCTTGTTTTGATACTTTACTTTCAATTTGCGTAGGTAAAATATCAAGCGTTGCTTTATTACTTTTAACTGTCGTTTCTAGTGGTGTAAGTCGTCCGTCAACATCTCTTAATTTTTGCGCTACATCATCACTTTTAGCCATTAAGCTGATTTGATTATCTAATTCAGAAATGTTAGTTTCATTAGTTGTTACGCGTGTTGTTATTGGCTTTAATTTATTAATTACATTTTGATTTGCTGCTTCTTCTGCTTCTTGTTTAGAATTTAAAATTTTATCTTCAACATCTTCTGGCGCTGGCGTCCAATCAGTAGCAACATTGCCATATTCCAATTTAACTTTGCCTACATAACCATTATTTATGTAGGCTTTATGTGTCATGGCATTACCGCCGAAGAATAACTTTATGTCCTTACCTATTCTATCTTCGCCCACTTCGAATGTATGTGTAATTCGTGGTTTGTCATTCGCTAAGACATCTATATTTCCACCGTAATATAAACCAAATTCACTTGGAATATTTTCTGTAAAATGTGGCTCAAAGCCTAATGAATAAGTACCAGCTTTTTCAACACTAGCAAGTATAATGTAATCGGTAATTTTTTCACTATTTCTGATTAAGTTTCGACCACCAACTTCAATGCCATCTATCTTATGCTCAATACTTCTTACATTTGCACTAATTTCATCTTTAGTATTTTTAATTTTACTATCTATTTCCTTACCTAAAACACTGTTTAAATTGCTTATTTGACCGTCTGTATAATCTTGTAATGTAGTTTTAAGATTTTCTACTTCATTACGATTAGGTATATCAGCATATAACTGTTGATTTTCACTATCCCAACGACCATTAGGTAACGTTTGTGCTATTTTATCCATAGCATCATTAAACTTCTCATCAGTATATTGTGATTGAAGTAATTTCAACCGTTTATCAATAGAAATTTTAGCGTCAGTAACGTATTTATATAATGTTTGTAACTTTTCTCGATACACTGTAAATAAAGTTTGTGTATCAACTAATTTTCCTATTGTTGCTGTATCTTCATCCATGCTATCTAAATTTGTCTTGATGTTTTGATACACGTTGTCTACATCTGATAATGCTTGGTTTAAGTTTGCTTTTAAATCATCATCGACAAGATATTCATTATTTAACACATCGTACACATCATTTTGTAACTTGCTATGTTGAATAGTTAAATTGATGAAACTATTATTTAAATCTCGATACATTACTTGTTCACGTCTTAAACCACCGATTTTTTCTACATCATCAGCTGTTTGAGTTATCCATTCTCCGTCCCAATATCTACGTAGTACTGCAACATCAGAGTTTGACGTATCGTACCATAATGTATCGTTTTGTGGATTTTCTGGTGGTTCAGCACCTTTAAATATCTTACGTTCGTAATATTCTAACTCTCCAGCTACAACGTCACTCACGATTGTGTTTACATTCGAAATATTGTCGTTAAGTTTTTTAGTAATTTCATCAAGTTTTCTAGTAAAGAATTCTCTTAGTTTAGTTTCTTCGTATTCAATAACATTGCCAAAGGTAAATTCACTTTCATCTGCTAACCAGTTGTACTTAATACCTATAACTTCTGCTTCTATATATAAAGGTGGTCTGAAATCTCTATCTTTCACTCTTACAATATCTCTTAGATGTACTGTTACATCGTTATAATATTTATGAATATCAATTGAAGATACTTCATAACTTATCGCTGCTTGATTACGCTTATTAAGTTCTGTTTTAGCAAGTGTGGTCAAACGTTTAAGTGTCATATTCTCATCGTTACTTTCAGGCTCATATACGTCCCAAATATAACGGTTAGGTAGTCCAAAAATCTCTTGTGCTTCATCATCAGTAATGACTGTTTCAATTCTTGAACCATCTTCTTTTTCAGGACCAACTGCAAGTAAAGCTGTTTTAACTTCAGATAGATCAATCGTTCTTGTCATACCTGTTAGATCTTTACCTTTAGTGATTTCTTTACCTTTGAATAAGCTTTTAGGTTTAGCGATTGATACATATCGATGTTCGACTGAATGAGCGCTTAACTCAATGTAGAATTCAGGGACCATGCTATAAGTTGTACAAAGCATATAAATTAAATCAAACGGATTAGTATGAGAAGTCCATGAAGTTGTACGATTGCCACCGTATTCAGTATCGTCAGACACTTCCCAACCTGTATCAGCAAGTGTTTTAAGTAACGCTTGTGTCGTTGTATGCGCTTCAAACTTACCAGGTTTAATTGGCTTTGCAGTTTTTAAATCTTCTAAATAACTTGCGTTACATTCAATTTCAGTTGTACCGTCGAAGTTATCTGCAATATGGATGATAATAAATTCTCTAAATGTGCCGTTATTGTCTTGAGCGATAATTCGATTACGTTCTCTTAATTTCTCTGCTCGAGTATTTTCAATTGTAAAATCAAAAGTTTCTGTTTTTTCTTCTACGTTCATACTCATTTCAGCATTAATCAATGCACCATCACTTTGACTAATAAAATCAATAATGTTGTCATTAAAATCAAGTACATGTATTCCTACATTTTTCACTTCTCCACCTCCAATCTATAAATATCTGTCTTGCCAATACACTGTCGTATCATATGTGTTTTCTGGATAAATCATACATTCATTCATCCCTTTATTTATGTTGAAGAAGTCACTACCAAATGTTTTTAAATCAAGTGTAGGTTCTTCATTAATTGTCACTGTCTTTTCTTCCATATTGATGTTGATTAAATCACCTTTTTTAATGATTAAATCTCTTGCTTTAGGTGGTTTGGGTAATATTTCATGATTATAACTACCTAATATCGTTGTTGGCATATGATAGTTACTACCATTTTTAGCAATGTAGATACTTACTGCCGATATAGGTCGTTGATAGAAGTTTCCTGCGTCCACAAATATCTTTTCTGTAACATCTACTGGAGTTATTCGTTTAGGATAGTCTACTTCATCGTATTTCCATGTTTTTATATAAAACTTATCTCCAATACGTTTTAAACGCATATAAATTACTATATGTTTCCATGTGTAAAACTTAGGTGCGTTTGTATAACTGTATATCTTCTTTTGATTACCGTTTTGGTCGAATAGCGTTACATAGATTGTGCCAATATTTTGCGTTGCTCTAGGGTTGCTATAACCAATAGAAGCAATCACACGGTTATCTGTGTCATATATATACTGCGTTGCATGTGTTGCACCTTTTTTACCTTGATTAACGTGTATTTTAACTGTCGAACTAAAATCTTGAGTACTTTTACCGAATGAATGCTTATATTCTGCACCATTCCATCCACTCGTGCCTGTAATACTGTTTTCATCAAGCATAAAAGCGTCTTTTGAAGAACTCATAGCCATAGAACCACCAACTGTTCCACCAGTTACATTATCGTTGATAGTACCGTTAGTGACTTTAGTCCATCCAAAGAAAGAACGCATCTCATCATTAAATAAAGTCGGTGTATAATCTTCGACCTTTTTATCTAAATCATCATCACCTATCATGAAATAATCTTCATCATTCTTCGTGATAGAGAAATAACTCGCATTCTTTAATGCTGTTGCTTGTACAATAATAGGACTGTCGGCTGTCCCTGTACTAACTACTGATACTTGATCTGAAATAGCTGTGTTTTTAGTACCTTCTACTGCATATTTGTATGGATCAGCTAAAACAACGTTGATACTGAATTGCCAAAAAGTTTTACTATACTTTTCTAACTCGATTGGTCCTTCAAAATAAGCATTCCAATACCATTTTTGTGACTTGAACTGTAAAGGTACTGAATGATCGTAATCAAAAAACTTAACAAGTTCATTCAACACATCATCATGTGTTTTTATACCACCAGATGAAAGATAATCATTTCTGATGATTAGTGGAAGTTCGAATTTATATTCTTTAAGTTGTCTTTGCTTAACTACACTTCCACTTCTACCTAATACTTCTTCAGTTTCAATACCAAAATTAAAAGAGGGTATTTTAAACCCTCTTTCAACTACTAACCACGGAAGTGTCTTGTTATTTACTTTTATAGTATCAATCAATTATGTTACCTCCCCCGGTCTAAATCTCGATTTTCTTTGTTTTTGCCTATTGTATTTATCAATAGAATTAAAAACTTGTTGTTCGTGTGTATATTTATCAATCGTTGGTTCAAAGTTTTTATCTGCAATCGTTTGATTACTTGTCACAATTTGAGTTAATAAAGCAATTTGTTGTTGTTGTGCTTGTAGCATTTGTAACAACACATCATTATCGTTACTTCCACTTGGTTTTGGTAACGAATTAGGTCGTTTATTACCTCTTGTACTACTTTTTTTATCAATATCTTGTGCAGCAAGTGCCAACATCTTCATAGCGTCATTGCGTCTAGATGGATCAGTTGGAATTATCCACTCAGGATAACCACCTTCTGCGATGTTGTACCAACCAGCAGATTTAATTAAGCCACCTGTGGCATAACCATGACCATGACCGATAACTCGCAACATTCCTGTTCTACCATAACGTTTTTTGGCATAATTGATTGCTGCCATGGCATTATCTAAACCGTTCATAATATTACCGTGACCAGGTAATTTATTTGCAGCGAACGTTGGCGGAATAACTTGTAATAAACCTCTTGCTAAATTTCCTGTTCTATTGTTTATATCTCCGATATTACCTTGAACAGCCCCTGCATTACCGCCACTTTCCGTTTGTATTTGTCTTATCCAAGCGTTGACATAAGCTGGTGTAGTTGGTAAGCCATTAGCTTTTAACGCTTTCTTAATTTCTGGTTTCCATTTACTTGCTGCTCTTGAACCACCAGATTTACCGCCACCGTTATGTGTTTTTAGCCATTTAGTAGGATCGAACGCTCTACCGTTTCTTTGCATTTCATAATGTAAATGAAGTCCTGTTGAACTACCAGCGTTTTGTCCGTCCTCTCTAGGATCGCCACCGGATATACCCAAAAATGTACCCGGTTTTACTTTTTTAGTACCATTGAACGCTAATTTGTGTAAGTGGCCGTAAATCGATTTCAAATTACCGTTAGTGATTTCGACGTGTCTACCAAAACCACCACTCCAACCGTTAAATGTTCTAGCTGTACCTGACATAGTAGAATAAACTTTATCGTGTTTGTAGTTTATATCTAATCCATAGTGAGGTCGTGCGAATGGATAACCAGCTGCTCTTGCTGCTGCCGCTGTTGGTGCAAAGCCGAAGTTAATACCTTTTGAAAGGTCGATATATCCACCGTCGCCACCACCAGCTTCTTCAAACCATTCTTTAACTTTATTAACGGCTCCCTCTTTTAGTTTCTTGAACATGCCTTTCATAAGGTTAAATGGTAATTCAGCGCCTTTAGGTATGCCAAATGAAGCCATATTAATACCAAAGCCTTCAAATACTTTTTCTAATAATTTTTTTGGTTTTTCTATCCAATCTAGTACATCGCCAATTTTATCAGATAACCAATCTTTACCTTTTTTAGCAGTGTTTAACGCACTATCAACAACTGCTTTTCCACCTTCTACAACCTTACCAGTCATAGCTTTGACGCCGTCTTTAGTTTTTTGAGCTACGTCGCCCGCTAAATTGTCATCTTTTTTATGTTTTTTTGGCTTTTTGCCTCCACCTAATAAATTGCCAATAGCTGTACCTATACTGAATTTAGGTATTGTACCGCCGTTAAATTGTGGTCTATTAAGTAAACTATGCGTTTGTGCGCCATTTAAAATACGAGTTCCTTTTGCAAGTGGAATTGTTGTATCTGTAGCTGGTGTAATGAAAGCCTTACCGCTAGGCGGAATGACTGTTTCATGTCTAAAACCACCTGGACCATTGCCTGGCCCTTTATCTCCCACAGTAGCTAAAGTATTTTGATTAAGTTTACCTTTTGTAATGTAACTTTGGGTGTGGGTGCTTTCAGTACCAGTAGAAAGTTTTATTGTAGGTAACTTAGGCATATCTAATTTTTTAGCTACCCAGTTAACGCCACCAATTAATTTGTTTAAACCTTTTTTAACAGCCGTAACCATTCCAGTAATATGACCTTTGATTTTTCCAATAATGTTTTTAAGTCCACCATTCATATTGTTGAATGTTCTTCGAACACTATTCCATAAGCCTTTAGCCATGTTAACTGTTGTATTCTTGATACTTCTCCAAGTGTTCGACATAAAACTTTTAACTTTGTTAAAAATATTACGCGTTCCATTTGATAAACTATTCCAAGTACCTTTAACGCCACTCCATAAAGATTTCGCTAATCGCACTGTTGTATTCTTGATGTTACGCCAAATATTACTCATGAAGTTTTTAAGTTTATTAAAAATTCTTTTAGTACCGTTGTATAAACTATTAAACGTATTTTTGACACCTGACCATAGCGCTTTAGCTAACCTTACTGTTGTGTTTTTAATATTACGCCATACACTACTCATAAAGTTCTTGAGTTTATTGAATATACTACGTGTAAAACGTGATAGAGCATTCCATATAGCTTTCACGCCTGACCATAGGCCTTTAGCAAGTTTGACTGTGGTATTTTTAATACTACGCCACACATTAGACATGAAATTTTTTAGCTTATTAAAGATATTGCGCGTTACTTTAGATAAACTATTAAATGCATTTTTTACGCCACTACTTAAACCTTTAGCTAATTTTATTGTTGTGTTTTTGATAGCTGTCCATGTTCTTGTGATAAAAGCTTTTAAATTAGCTAGTATTTTTCGAACACCATTATACATGCCTTTAATAGCATTAATAACGCCATTTTTTATAGCAGTCCATATTCTGATAGATATTGATTTAATACTTTGCCATAGACGAGTGATGAAGTTTTTCAATGTATTAAGAATGTTTCTAGCTGTGCTGACCAATGTTCGAACAATGGCTAGCACTCCAATTTTTAAGGCAGTCCATAATTTAATAGCAGTATTTTTAATACTTGTCCACAATGCAGATAGGAAACCTTTTAGAACTGCAAAGTTATGTTTAGATAATGTAATGAAATTTCGGATGATCGCAAGTACACTATTTTTAATAGCTAACCATGCTCTAATCGAATTATTTTTAATGAAGTTCCATAGCATAGTGAAGAATGCTTTCAAACCATTAAAACTAGCTCGTACTAAGCTAACTAAACTTTTAGCAATGTTAAGAATGCCAGTTTTAATTAAATTCCAAGTGTTTAAACTATTTGCTTTAATGAAGTTCCAAATACCTGAAATAATATTTTTTAACGCTTGAATAGGATGCTGAACAGCAAACTTAATTGCATTCCATGTTATTTGTGCATTGTTCTTCATCATATTCCAAATCGCAATTGATGAATTTTTTATTCCATTCCAAATATTAATAATATATGGCTTGATAAAGCCAAATACAGCTATTGCACTATTTTTTATTGCATTCCATGCATTTATAACAAAATTTCGGAATGTATCATTTGTTTTCCACAGATATACGATTCCTGCAGTTAAAGCAGCAATGACTCCTATGACTATTCCTACTGGACCTGTTAATAAAGTAAACGCACTTCCAAGTAGAGGTATTTTAGTTAATAACTGTCCTATCTTAGGTAAAAGACCTTTAATACCGCCATTAAATAAACTAAAGAATTTAGCTCCACCTTTAGTAGCATTAAGCAACGTCATAGCTTCTGAAATACCTACAATGCTATGTGCTAATACACCAGTTGCAACAATAAGTGGAGGTATAGCTACGCCTAATAAAGTAAATGCTGCGATTGCTATCTTAGTAGCATTACTTGTTCCTTGTAAGTGTTCGAATAGCCCAGTCAACTTATCCGCTAAGAATGAAACGATAGGTGCAACTGCATCTCCAATTGTTCTAGCAAAGTTGATGAAAGTGTTTTTTAACATTTTCAACTTACTGCCCATTGTTTCATAGCGGATGTTAGCTTCATTAGTTAAAGCACTATTTTCTTTCCAACCTTCTGAACCTGTTTTAAGTGCTTTATCTAGAACTTGATGATTGTTAGCCATACGTCTAATAGTATCGGCTTCTCTTATCCCTTTGATACCGACATCATCTAAGGCTTTTAATACACCTTTTGCTCCACCTTCAGTTTCGCCTAAACCTTTAACAAACATTGATAATGCTTTACTTGGGTTATTCTCCCAAATTTGTGCAAATTCTTTACCACTAACGCCTGCTGTTTTAGCAAAGCTATCTAAAGTGTCGCCACCTTCAGCAACAGCTTTTGTCATCTTATTCCAAATCTGTGTCATGGCAGTACCACCGGCTTCTGCCTCGATTCCTACTGATGACATCGCTGCACTAACTGACATAATTTCATCAGAACTAAAACCTGCTTGGGCGCCTGCACCAGCTAAACGTTGTGCCATTTCAACAATTTCTTTTTCAGTTGTGGCTGTACTGTTACCTAAAGCGACAACTGTTGAACCTAATCTATCTACATCTTTTATTGGCATATTTGCAGCATTAGCAAATCTTGCAAACTCTGTTGCTGCTTCGTCTGCAGTAAGGTTTGTAGCTACACCTAAGTTCATCATTGTTCTAGTGAATGAAGTGATATCCTGTTTCTTGATACCTAGTTGTCCTGCAGCTTCTGCTACTCCTGCTATTTCTGTTGCAGCGAATGGCATTGTATTACTCATTTTAGTAATCTCATTGCCCATTTTATTTAATTCGCTACCACTCATATTAGTTGTTTTAGCAACGCCTGCTAAAGCTTGTTCCCAATCAATAGAAGATTTGATAGCTGTCCCCATACCTGCAACTGCTGGCATAGTCATATAAAGCATTGAAGTAGATCCAACACTTCTCATAGTAGAGCCTACATTTCTAATTGAATCTTTATATTTATTAACACTTTGAATGCTTCTGCCAAAGCCGCTTGAAGATAATCGTTCTGCATTGCGTTGTTCGGTTTCTAGTCGTTTATAACTTTGCGTTGTTTGGTCTAACTCACTCTCAAGTTCGTTCATCTTAATTTTTTGTTGAGTGATAGCACTAGATAATTCTCTAGCTTCTTGACTGTCGCGTCCTTGTGCAGTGGCTACATGGTTGTATTGTGCGATTAATTCTCTTAACACTACACGTTGCTCTGACATGTTAGTTTTAAGTGTATTTAAATGATTACCATAGGCTTTTACACTTTCTCCTGCACGAGCAAGATTACTTCTTGATAGTGATAGAGTATCGTTAAATTGCGACATCTTCGCTCTAATTTGAGCCATAGAAGAAATGCCTTGCTTTTGTTCCATTTCTAAACGATTATGTGCTTGTGTTGTTTGATTTAATTGAGTATTTAACTCTTTTAATTTCAAACGTTCTTCCGATAACTTTACGTTAAGCTGTTGTGCTTCTTGGCTAGTTGCACCGTACTGCTTTTTAGCAAAGTCATACTGTCTTGATAAATTTTGAACAATAAGTTGCTGTTGTTTCATTCCATTGTTCAATTCAGAAATACGCGCTTTATATGCTTGAGCAGTTTGACCACTCATTTTGAATTTATTAGCACTAATTGTTAAAGATTGTGATACCTGCGACATTTTTTGTCGAATTTCAGACATTGAAGCAGTTAAAGTTTTTTGTTCAAAAGCAAATCGTTTAGCTTCCATAGTCGTTTTCTTATATTGATTGTCTAGTTGTCCTAAAGTTGCTTTTTCTTGTAAGATTTTCTCTTTCAATTCTAACGCTTCTTTACTCATAACACCTTGTTCTCTAGCAACCTTTTGATAACGACCTTCTAATACTCTAATTGTATTTTGATGTTTTTGAATAACGGTGTTGAGTTGATTTAAGTAATTCTTATAACTACTTGTAGATTTTTCTGTACTTTGAAATGCCATATTTACAATGTTAAGTTGACGTTTCATTGTACCTAGAACATCATTAATCTTTTTCATTGAGAAAATTGTTTGTTTAGTCGTTGTACCGAATTGTTTCATCTCTTGTTCAGTTGAATTCAATTGTCGTTGATACATTTGTAATGCTCTATGTTGCTTACTATATTCTTGACGTAACTTTTCGGCCTCTACACTAGAACGTTGTTCTTCTAAAGTCATTTTCTTTAACTGATTAGAAATATCTTTCATAGAATTTTCAGTTACATCAATCGCTTTAGTTAATTCTTTCGTTCTTGTTGCATAAGACTGCATGTTTTTCTCTGAGTGCTTGAAATTAGCATTAGATCTACGCATTTCTGAATCTAATGTTTTGAATTGCGCTCGTATTTGTTTCATTGTACGTTCAATACCAACGTCACGCATATTCATTAAGATTGATAAACCCTTAAATCTTGATTCAGCCACTTACTGTCCCTCCTTCCTTATTTAGATAAAAAAAATAGCCTTAGTACCAATGACTAAGGCTACAATGCAGAGAATAGCGCATCGGCTTTTTCATCAGTATCAACAGTGTTTAGATGACGTTCATCTAAAATTTGAAGTATATAATAAAATGGCATTTCAAGAACTTGGTTTGCTGGTGTACCGTTTTCCACCATATCTTTTACGACTTTATCCAAATTCTTCAACATGCCATTGTAAGTTAAATCTTCTTTTTTCAATTTGTTTAGCTGATGCTCTGAATAAACTTTTTTGTTTCCTCGTCTTGTTGGCCATTAGCAATGAATTGTACTTGTTTTTGTAATGTTTCAAGTGCATCAGGCGCATGTAGACGGTTTCTAATATCTTTTGCAGTGAATTGTTTGCCATAAATTTTAACTACTACATCAATTAATTTATCTAATTGTTCTTTGAATGATAATTCAACTTCTCCATTTTCTGCTTTCTCTAATTCAGCCATGATATCCACTGATTCATATAAAACATCTAATGGAATGAAATGTGGCGTTAAGTATGTTTCTAATTTAATTTCTTCTGCTTCTGGATTTTCTACTAAACGAATATAGTTACGTTTTAATTTGTTTGACATGTCTTAATATCTCCTTTTTATTTCGAAATAAAAGGACTGCTAAATGCAGTCCTAAAGATTAATTTATTTATCTTCAACACGTTCGAAGAATGGTAACTCATAACCTTTTTTCTTCAAACGTTTTTCAAAGTCGTCGACTACTTTTACTTTTTCTTCCACGACCTCATCTTTGTGGTATTCTTTACCAGTTTTAAGATCGTTAGCATCTTTCAAAACTTTATATTGAACCATGAATTAACACTCCTTATGCAGAAGCAGTGTCTACTTCTGTTTTACTGTCATAAGCACCATTTAATAATTCTTCGAAGAATGAATCGACATTTGCACCTTCACGAGAACTATCGAATAAAATTTTACGTTTACCGTCAGCCACACGGTGCATTGCAGTACCTTCAGATTCTTCTGAACTGAATTCCCAATCTTCTTCGGCAGTTTTACCTTCTAAGTTTGGATCAGCAAACATAACTTTAGTTAAACCAACTTGTTGGTAAGAACCGTCACGTCGTTCACGTTTAAACCATACTGCTACGTAGTTGTTTTGTTTACCACGTTTTTCTGCGTACACTCCATTTTCATCGTAAATTTCATTGAAAATTAATTCACGAATTTCTTGAGGAAAAGCGTGCATTGTCATAGAAATTTTACCTTCACCATCAGTAGTACCTGATTCAATGATTGAACCGTCAGCGTAAGCATTAGCAATTTCTCCACCAGTTTCTACTGAAATTTCTTGTAAACCACGAGTTTGTGTTACATTTGAATATTTGATAGTACCGTCTAATTCATCTGTTTCTAATAAAGCAAAACCTAAATCTTTAATGTTGATAAATGATTTTGGTGTTTTAGCATATTTAACCATTTAATTTTCCTCCTCATAAAAAATTGCTTCATATCGTCTTGTTGAGCGATACAAAGCAAATTCTTTGTTATATTCATTTCCTAAATTACTTACTTGCCCTGCTTTCAATTCTTTCCAGAGCAAATCACTAATACGTTGTGATATTTCGTTTCTTCTTAATCGTGCATTGTAATCTGCACTAGCTTTCACAAATACATCTACTTGAACAATATAACTATACGCTGCACGTTCTCCGTCATAATGTACTTCAGGAATAGGATCATCAAAGTCATCTAATACGACATAAGGTTTTGTGATGTCTTTAACGTCAGGATAGTCATTGAACTTTACATTCTTGATATCTAGTATTTTCATTAGTTTTTCGTCATCTTTTAGGACGCTGTATATTTTATTTAATATATCAATCATAGTAATTTCTCCACTTCTTCCTGTACCGTTTTATAAAACTCTTTCTCAGCTGTACGCAATGCTTTATCTATCGCACCAAAACCTTTAGGTCGAATAAACTTACCATTTCTAGCGTGAAAGCCTTTCTCGTTTAAATGAACAATAGAATATCTATGATGTGGTCCTTCCCAATATACTCGAACAGAACGAACGCCTTTATCCCAGTAAGGCGCTGATAACTTAGCCTCTTCATACTCTGCGCCAGTATCTCTAAAGTAACGTATATTACTTTTGATAGCGTCTAAAACAATATTTCCTGCCTTAATCAATGCCTTATCTATGATTTTGTTCATTCTTTGACGACTAAATTTATTCTCCAAATCTTTTTGAAGTTGTTTTAATCCATCTGCACGAATACCACTGAAATTATTACTCGCCATTAGATACCACCCCTGCAGTTAACATTAAAAATTGTTCGTTCTCTACATCGGGTTGTACTAGTTTAATATTCAAATCTTGATGAATGTATGGCGAATCTATTGCAACGTAATGCTTTTCGTTTGGTATATATTGCCCGTGTGTTTCACGTATAAATATCTTCACATCATGTTCTGTACCATTTGCAATTGCTTGTTGTAATTCAGTCATTTTCCACTGTGGGACGTATGCCCAACAATGATATAAAACTCTTTTACGTTTTACACCTGCTTCTGGCCCTTCATTCTCTTGATATTCATAAAAATGAACACGCGTATTTAACTTTTTTGTTGTAATAAACGGTTTTTTAAATTTACTTTTCATTTGCATCACGCTCTCTTAATGTCAAAAAGCCAAAGTGTAACAAATCATCTTGATAATTGTCGTTAAAGAACTCTAATAAATCTTCATAATCATATCGAGCGCGTGCAAAAACTAAGTTTTTACCGTTTAGATTACTATTAATATCAAATACGCCAAAACGTGTTTCTAAGTTCTCGTAAGACATATTTAAAACACGTAATAAGTGTTCATCTTCCGTATCATGAGAAATTTTAGTGTATTCTTTAAATTCATCTAAAATTTCATCTGATATCTTAACGCTTGGCATTAGTATCAACTACTTTCTTAGGCTTGTGCTGCACCGTCTGTAGTACCACCTGCAGGAGTTGAAGTACGAACTGCAGTAGATAATTCTAAGTCATACACGCGTGATGCATTGTTATCAGCTGGTTGACCATAAGCAAATGTTTTAGCAGTGTATAAAATACAATCTTCTAAAGCTAAAGTTTGGTCGAATTTTTTAACTGTTAATCCGCCACCACGTACTGCATCATAGCGATCAGTTACAAAAGCAACTAATTTATTTGTTGGAACAAATTCAGATGATACGATTTGTACGTTATAAGGTAATACTGTTACAAAACCACCATTAGCAGTTAAGTAAGTGTAACGTGCTTGTACATCCCATGAATCTTGTGGGTTAACTACTAATACAACTTTACCGTCGATGTTTACTTCTTTACCGTTTTCTTTAACAGATAAGCCTTTTAATACGTCTTTTAATTCATTTACAGTTGTATCTGCATCTGCAAAAGTTAAAGTTCCAGATGTTGTTTTATCAACGACACCGCCATTTTCTTGGATATCTTTCATTAATCCAACTGGTTGGTCTTTAGATGCACCTTCACCTGTTAAGAATGCAGCTTCTAATGCTACTGAAATGGCTTCTTCGATTTGAGTACGAACAAAACGTTCTACCCAGTTAGGCCCAAACATTTTTAAGTCATCTGGAATAACTACGAAACAAGTTAATTTAGATTGTTTGAATTCTTCTTCATCAAATGCAGCATCTAATTGGCCTTTGATTTCACCAAAGATTTTACCCCAAACAGCTTGACCTGTTGGTTCTGCTTTAATGATACGTGTTACTAAACCTGCATTTTGAATGTTGATTTTTGAAAGTAATGGATGTTCTGATTGTAAATCATCAAACACACGTTCAATGACTGTTTCAGGTAATAATTTTTCTTCTTTATATCCTACTTCTGTATTGATTTCATTAAAGAATTTACGTTCTTCTGAAGTTAAAGGATCTTGTGAACGTTTAGCTAAAATACCGTTATCTACAACACGATTGTTCACTTCTGCAGAAATTTCTTCTTGTAAATCGTTTGATAATGCGTCAAACATTTCTCCGAATGCTTTTGATTGTTCTTCATCACTCGCACCATTGCGAACTAACTCTGCAAAGTGTGCTTTGTGATCTTGATAGTTCTTTAATTTTTCTCCGACTTTAATAGCCATAATATTCCTCCTTAAATTTGTGCATAAAAAATAGCCATTAACATCAATTGTTAATAGCTACTTAAAATGCAAATCTTGAAAATTTATTTTCTTTTGGTGGTGGATTAGTGTCTCCGCCTTGGCTTTCATCATCTTCGTCATTACCTTTTTCTAATTTATCTAGGCGTGACTTAATGTTTTTAACTTCGTTTTCCAAATCTGCAATACGTTGCTCGTTTGAATCATCACTTGAAGGTTCATCTGGTGTTCCTTCTTCTGCTTCATCAATCATAGAATTAATAATTTGTAACTGTTCTTTCAATTTTGCTACATACTTTGAATTCTCCACGTTCTTTACACCTTCTTTCTGCTTCTCAACAGATTTACGAGATGATTTCTCATCTGCAAAACCTTTATTGATTGCTTCATCTGCAGTTAACCATGTTTCATTAGTGATTAGATTAACAATCTCATCACAATCTAAACCTGTTCTATCGTGATATATATCAACAATAGATGTATCAATTGCAGTTAAAGCATTCAATGTTTTCTGAATGTCTGATTTATTACCAAAAGCCATTGTAGAAGCCTCATGTACCATCATATTTGCGCCTGTACGGATGATAATCTTATCTCCTGCCATTGCAACTAATGATGCAGCACTTGCAGCTAATGCAGTGACTTCAATTGTAATGTGGTTTGATAAGGTCTTTAAGTAATTATAAATTTCTATCCCCTCAAACACATCACCACCGCCAGAATTTAAACGAATAACAATATCTTCTTTAACATTATCAAGCGAATCTTTCACAGCTTTAGCGCTGATAGTGTCGTCAAGAAAAGATAAGTTAGCAATAGTGCCTGACAACGTTAAAATGTGCTTGTTATTCTTAGTTTCGTTTCTAAAAACTGGCGTGACATTTCTTACAATCGGATTACCCATTATTAGTCTCACCCCCTTCTGTTGATGAAACTGATTCGTAGTTTTTAGTTAATACGTATTCATCTAGGTGTTCATCGTCTCCTGGCTCATCTCCTAGCATGATGCGAATTTGATTACCAGTATAAGTACCAGAAGAACGTAGCTTATCAATGGCTTCTGCTAATTCAATTGGATTTTTCTTATCTATACCGACAATTTCAATGCGTTTGTTATCTTTTAAGTATTCATCTTTAAAGAATAATTTAGCGTTTAACTCACGTTCTAATTTCTTAGTTAACGGTTTAAAACAAAATTGATTTGTTGCTTCAATCGCTTTTTCTAAGTCTGCGTTTTCTCCTAATATAAGAGAAGGTGTTACACCTATGATACGTGCAATATAAATAAGAATATCTTCAATTGCTTGCCTTAATTCTTTGAAATCAGAACCATTCGCACTAGAATTATTTGTTGAATGTTCTTCGTACTCTAAACCTTTGGTTAAAGGTACAACTGCAACTTGGTTTTTCTCAAAAGTGTTAAATATCATATCAATATAATCTTGGATGGCTTCCGTAGACAACGTTGTAGTATCTACATTCAAAATACCTCGTATTTGATTTTTCTTGAGTTGCATATTTAACATACGGCCAAATACTTCACCGTAATCTTCAAATAGTCCTAATGAGAATTTATCTAGTTTTTCATTGGCATATTCTAAATAAATCACATCATCCATTGAAAAGTAGCGATTATATTTATAATCATTCACCATAACCGAATTAAAACGATGTGGTAGTAGTCCTAATTCTGTTTCATGTTCAAAATCATCTGCCACATACAGATAATCATCATCTGATTTAATGATTAATGCTTCATTATCAACAAGAAGTTTATAAATGAATTTCTGCCAAAACTGTGTAGCGTTTTGGTTAGGATTAGGTCGAACGTTCAATAGATAATATATATCATCTTTAGTGACATGATCGTTTTCTTTTACTCTAAATTCAGATTGAGCGATTGTTCTTGCTACATACTCAACAACCACATTTAAAGCCATTCTTTTGATATAGGCTTTAGAGCTTGTATCTTGTAAAAGTTCTAAGTCATACATCCATGAAATCTCTTTATTCTTTCGGAATAACTTATCGAACAGTCCCATAGCTTACTTCCTCCTTCCTTTAAAATCTCAAGCTTCTTAACAGATTGATTTCTTCTTCCAAATTAGAATCTTTTAAATCATCTGCTCTATACAATGCATGTATAAAAGCTTGGAAACCGTCAGTTTTACGTCTTATAGGTTCTTTCTTCTCATACTCTTTGTTGCCGTCTTTGCGTATCTTAACGGCAACGTTTTGCGTGTACCAACGCATTAAAGGGTTATCACCAAAGATAAGATGATGTTGTGCGAACATATCTTCAACTCTTGGTGCAAGTAATGATTGAATTGCGCGTGTATTTTTTATTACTTCATATTCGATGCCTGCATCTTCAAACAACGGTCTAAGTAAATCCATACGGAAATTATCAGCTACAACTTTTTGTAATCCATAATTCTTTTGTGCTTCAATAAACCAATCAATAATATGTTTAGGGTTTATCGTTGGCTCATCTACAATAGTAAGCAGTCCTTTTTTCTCCCATTCGTGAATAGGTGGCTTTAATTTATATTTATCAAGAAATTCTTTTCTGGCGAATGAATGAGTTTTCCAAATATAATCATCACCCGATCTAAACAGTAAACCGACTGCTGCAAAGTCTTTTAAACTTGCATAGTCAAGTCCACCAATACATTCATTATTTTCAAGTGGAGGTATAGGTCGATTTGTAGCCATTATGTCATCCCACGGTGCTACAACACTTTGAGTATCGGTTTCAGGCATGTTCATTCGTTTAGTCATAAATTCTGGTCGATTAGATGGATTAAATTGAAGCCCTAAATACTGTTGATGTACTTCCTTAAATAATTGAGCGCCATATTCACTTTTAGGATTTTCAAACATTGGGTTTGCTTTTTCCCATACTTCAGGTTTATCGACTTCTTTTTTGTTATCAATTTTACAGATGAAAGGGAATAATCTATCTTCAGGATTTATTCCTTTTAATACATTTTCAGCTCTATCTTTTAATCTATCCAAGAAACCTTCTCTTACATATCCGTCAGTGCCTATATAAAAAGTACGTGGATGTGCAACTTTACCTAGTCCACTTCGTTTGATGTTAATAATTGTATCTTTTTCATAAGCGTGTACTTCGTCAAAGAAAATACAACCTTCACGAGCGCCATCTTTTGTTTTCTCATTAGATGTATCGAACAAGAACTGTGATTTGGTATCTGTACCTTCCACATAAACCTTACTTAAATAAAAAGGGTTATTAGGTCGTTCTCCTGTAATATATAAGTTGTTACTTTCTATCATTTCATAGATTTCTCTAAAGCTTACTAACGCTTGTTTCTCACTATTAGCTACAACCGACATATTATATTTAGGAATACCGTGCAATGGTGTCATGAAGAACGCTGCTAACGTACTAATATATCCATTTTTACCGCCACCACGAGCCATTGAAATGAAAAACTCTGAAAAGTAAGGTGTCTTGGTATCGTTCTCGTATAAGAAAACAAAACATGAAATGAATTTTTGAAAATCCTGTAGCTTGAAAAACCATTTCTCACTAAATTTGATGTAATCTTCTATTTTTTGATTATCAAAATATAAATCATCACGATGTAAGATGTTATCTTCAAGGAAAGAAACAAGATCTGCACGTTCATCATTAAAAATTACGTTGCCTGATTTATATTTTTCTATATAGTCTGTAACATGTTTGGGTATCTTCATGTTAAATCAGGTCCTTTCGCTTGTTCTTGTCTGCGTCTTTCTTCGGCTTTTCTTTCTAAATGAAACGATTTCTCTAAAGCTAACAATGAACCATTCACTTTGTTCTTCTCTGCTATTGCAGGATTAGGTTTAACATATTCTTGCGATGCATTTTTAACTACTGTTATAGGTCCAGATTGTTCAATATAAATGTCCAAAGCATAAAATAACTTTAATAAGTTAATATATCGTTCTACTTTTTCTACTTCTATGTCATTATCTGCATCTATCTGCTGCAATAAGTAATCTTCAGAAGCATTGATTCGCTTAATTTGGTTAGAAGTTAATTTGTCTTTAAGATATTTATCTTTTTTCAACCCCCTCCCCCCTTTACATAATTTTTTTATTTTTTTATTTTTTTGAAATGTCAAGCCCCCTTACGTATCTTTTTGATAAATAAATCTGCGGAGTTGACCCAAGCGCCGGTTTCCACAAAGCCTTTTGTGGCGCGATTTATTTAGGTGGGGGGTATTTGACACTTTTTACACTTTTGTTATTTATAATTAAATAATATTTTTATACAATTTTATTTTACCAATTTTCATCATCAAATTTATTCTTTCTATTATTTGGATTATGTTCAAATCTTCCATGACGTTTGTTGTGATGGAATTTACATAGCGTTCTTAGATTAGAAAGTTCATATGCTAAATCTGGTCTTATTTCTAACTCTTTAATATGGTCAACTTCTAGCGATTGTTTTTGATTAATCGTCAATCTACCTTCTGCATTACACATCACACATTCAAAATGATCTCTTGCTAATACTTTTAGTCTTGTTTTACGCCACTTTGCATTAGAGTAGAAACCTTTATTCTTTGTACGTTGTTCTATATAGTCTGCATATGCTTTACTCATCTTCATTAACTCCAAACAAAAAGACACACCACCTATGTGATGTGCCTGTATATTCATATCGTGTTAACTCAAGTATATATAATTAAATAAACTATTTATATTAGTGTGTCATGTGTGGCATATGTGACATTTGTCCCATCAAGTTTGAGACTTCATATATATATTCACAATGACATCTAGCTTTCTATATATTTCTTTTCTATCTACTCTCATTAACATGGCAATAGTATTTATCTTCTCACCTTGCTTTAATAATTGTAAGATGTGATAGTTCTTGTCATTCGTTATCTTATGTTCATACTCATCGATGAATGATACTTTATCTATAAGCTCTTGTGTCTTACGTCTATCCTTATCATTGCGTATCACTCTTACTAATACCTTATCGCCTGTACCACCTTTAGCTTTAGGCATAGCCGATTCAATACCATACTGTCCGATTGATGTACTATCGTACTCATATACTTGATGATCAATTAATCGTCTCATCCAATGATAATCCATTATAAGTTGTTTCACTTCCGTTGGTGTGTACAAGTGATTACCTCCATTACTTAAACTGTTTCTTCGCTCTTTCTATTTCAAACTCCACATCTTCTATATCGCAATCTCTCACGTACTTAGTAAACAGATACACATTCGTATATCTCTGTGCATCTAACTCCTGACGTAACACTGTGTTGTTACCTATTGCTATGAGTAGAAGTATGCCGAGTATAATAGTTAGTGCTATCCACATATGCTACAACTCCTCTATATAAGTACTAAGTACCAGAACTTTAAAATCGTATTTCATTGCTTCTTTAATAGCTTCTTCACGATTATAGTATCTTTCTGCTTCTATAATATTATTTGTAGTCTGCATCACTTTCTCTATTGGGCTATCGTTATTTCCATAAACATTAATAATGTCTTGAAAATATCTACCACTTTTAGTTTTTAATACAAATGATTGAGTAATTGGTAACATGTCTTTAACCTCCAATATATTTATCTTTAAGTTTTAATAACTCATTATAATTAGCTTTAAGCTTTGCTTCTGATACTTCGGCGTCAGTTGAGAATTCGTCAATGAGTATTTCGGAATTGTAATAGTATTCTTTTAATAAATAATCAACCAAACTTTCTTTACTGTTTATACGTTTAATATCTTCATCGATAGTTGGAGTTTTAATTTCTCTTTCTCTTTTTAAACGTGTTTTTTCCTCAGCTCTTTTTATTTCAATTTTGGTGCTTCTCCAAAATTCATCATGAGGCTTAAAATAAACTTTCCATTCGCTATCTAATTTTGTATCAGACCATTGTTCTTCAAATAACTTTTTGTTTTTGGGTTCATCTAATACAACTATCCATTTTTCGTTTCCATTCGTCATCATGATAGGTTCCTCTATATTTTTAAACACTACTCACTCACCTCCGCCCTAATTTTATTCAAATCAATCTGATCCCACTCACTAGCAAAGTCCTTAGGTGCAGTATCAATATCATCTTCGCTCTGCAACATAACGATTAATTCGTTAGTTATATATTTACTAAGTTCATACACAGCGATGATGAACCATATTTTTAGTATGCGTTTAATCATTACTACGCACCTCACTTTTAAAATTAATATCTTTTACAGTGATACTATTATGATCTTCTAATAAGTAATAATAACTAGATAAGAAATCTGCTATAACTATAGGATGCTTAACAGCCATTCCTTGTTGAGTATTAATTCCGGACAATTTTAAAAAATACACGTCGCTATAATTGATTACTGAACAATCACCGACAATCAAGGTGTCATCTTCTATTTCAAACTCAATGCCTTTGCTAATTAATTCTGAAGTTATTATTTTGAAATCACTCATTCCGTTCACTCCTTACTTTTTATTGATTTTCTTACAATACCTTTGGCTTTTGAAATTCGTTGATGAATTTCTGTCATATCATCAGTTTCTTTTTCTTCTAAACGTGGTAAAACTTCGTTATAAGCATACTCGTTTAATTCTTTTCGTGCCTTTGAAAAACGAGCATAGCCATGATTATTACCATAAGATACTCTCAAATCGTCTGCTTTATCGCCAATGTAATCAAAAGGTATTGTGATCCAATACATCAATGCATAAATAAAAGACAAAATATATTCAGGTATCTGTTTGACAAATTTTTTGATTTTACGTTTTCTTTTTTCTCTTAATACTTTGCCATACATTTTTGTTAATATAGGTTCATGCTCTTTAGCTACTTTTAGTTGTTCTTCATTCAGTAATCTAGAATCTTTATTAATGATGTATTCTCCTAAAGCTCTATAAATATCATGTTTCAGTCTTTTAGCCATTGTACGTCTCCTCGACTTTCTCTTTAGCTTCTTCCTTATCCTCAGCCTCTACCAACGTCATACGTTCATTCTCTCTAGGTTGTTCTACATTTACATGCACATAACCTGTATCGTCTTTAAATTCTCTAATTAGGAATTGTGGCATGGTATCACTCCTTACCAAGTATTCTTTTAATCTCTGCTACTATGTCTTTCTTACACGTAGCCTTTATCTTTGTCTGTTGTTCCGTCTTGTCTTGCATGATTGACCTCCATCTTCTTGTTGTATGCGTCAATGAGTTGATCGAGTGAATAATATTCAACTGAAAATGCGAATGGATAAGTTAAGAATGTGAGTGCATCTGAATTAGTGCTATCTCTATTAAAAATATTTTTGCCTAAGTTGGTATAAACTTCTAATAAGATATCAACGTTATCTAAATGTTTATCTGTACTATTCGCAGCTTTCATAACGTCATTTAATACATCAACCGTTTCTTCAGTAACATCTAGATTTAATTGATGTGTGATACTTAATCCAAATGCCAACATGTCTGCTAACTCATCTAGTTGCACATCTAATGGCTTTCCTGGTTTCTTCTTCCAGTTCTTGAACGTTTCTAATGTGTTAAACCATTCAAAGAACTCAACAACATACGCAACCTTACTATTCTGTAAATTAAGTGTTGGAATTCTATCGTCGAATTCCTTTTGTATTTGTAATAGTTCTTTTAATTGTTCTACTGTTAATGTGTTCATTTATTGTTCCTCCCAGTATTTAATTAAAATATGCGAACAATATTCATCGTAAATTTCCGCCCAGTTAACTTGATAACCGACAACTTCATACTCTTTAATGCCATTTGATTTCACAAATTCATTTACATCTCTTTCTACTTTTGTTGATGTACGTTCAAATTCTTTAAACTTCCACATCACTACCACGCTCCAAATCACTTATGCAATATCCCATTTCCATAAAAATTTCACCACTTGGTAAATCGTTCTTTTGATTGTAAATCTTAACCATCTCATCAAACGCCTCTGCCTTTCTTTTCACTTCTGCCATATCATTGATGAGTTCATCACGTTGCTTACGGAAACTGTCACGTTCATTTCTAAATTTCCACCAATCACTACGTGGATAGCTTTCGTCTAAATCTAAGTCATTGTTTCTAATGAATTTTAATAATCGCTCCTTAGTTATCTCTGCCATTTAATCACCCTCCAATAAATCTGGGTTTTGATGAATGTTACCAATGACCCAATTTAACTCAGTATGATAACCGACATCGTAATCAGTCATAGGGTGAAAACCTCCATTGCTATTATTTCTTTTGACAACAAAGATTTTAGTAGGTCCATAGCTTCCATCTTGAGTTTTAATAATATCCCCTTCATAAATTTCGACACCGTTCTTATCTTTCAAGCCTGTTGATTGCATGAGTTCAACAGATGAATGCCATCTTTTATGATCTCCTTTACCGTTAGAATTTACTTCGGCTAAATGTATAATTCTTGCACCTCTACGACTGAATTCAATAGTTTTTACTTTATGCATTTTATTTTCTTCTTTATCCCACACTCTAAATTTAATCATCAACCATAGCACCGTCCTTCCAAATTAAAGTCATTGTGTCGTCGTCGTTTAAGATATAATAGTTATAATCACTTCTATCTAAAAACTGTCTGATACTACAATTGAAATTTATATTAACTTCATTTAAATTGTTTCTATTGATAGATACTAATTTAGGTATCTCCGTTTCTTTCATAATCTCTTCTTCAATTTCGACTGTGAAAGTTTCATTTATAGCAATTTCATGCTCTATCGACAAATTTTGAATTTTATCGAAATACACAGAACCACCATCAAGATTGCTATAAAAAGCCTTGTCACTAACTTCGTTCTCCACGCCCATTCAATCAACTTTGGCAACGTCATTTCTACTTTTCGTTTAATCTTTGCCATTCCTTACACACTTCCTGTTCCTTTTTATGTCACACTCACTAACTTTCATCGTCACTCTACTTCCTACTACCTTAACCACAAAGCCTTTGACACCTAACTCACGTAACTCATGTTGTATTTGTGTAGGTGTCTTGCCTTGTGTAGCATAGCGATAGCGTTGGTTAATTGTGTCGGATAGTATCATGCGTTCAACTCCTCATATTCATCTGCCCACACATACACTAGTCCGTCATTTACACATCTACTGTTGCATCTTCTTGCAATATGTCGTCGGTCAACGAACAATACACTTTGTGCCTCTACCGTGCTTGCGAACTCCTCTACAATCTCATTGTTGCTATCCACTAAGTAAAGAGGTTTAGAACGCCCTGTATTTCTGCGATATAATCTGTACTTAGCGATGGTGGAAGGGAATAGGTTATCTGCTACAAGATTGTTGTATCTACTATCTCTAGGGTAAGCATGGTAACCTGTCTTTAAACCACCGATAAATGTCTCATACACAATATCTGCTGCACGATATTTACTGTTCTTATAAATTACTGTGATTACACCTTTACAACCATTACCGAACTTATATTTACCATTCGGCGTTTTCATTCTTCCTAAGTTACTCACATATAGATCATATTTATCGCTATACTTCCAAATCTCATCATCTACGACAACTTTCTCGTTAAACTCTTGTTTCTTCTTAAATCTAGGTAACGTATCTGAAAAGAAACATTTTAGTTTATCGTTATAGATACCATGTTTACTCTGATACCATAGTGTGTTGTGTGGAATACCTGTAATGTTGTGTAGATGAGATAAGTCAGTTTTGGTTACTGTGTGAGTGAAAGGCTCGTACATATACACCATAGTTAGTCCTCCTTATACAATTTCAGTTACTGGAACTCTCACAGCTATCAAACTATTTTTAGTTCTCATTTCTTGTAAATATCTGCGTTTAGATGCAATTTCTTTAAATGTTGCTTTTCTTACACCTAACTTCTGTATACATTCTTCTCTAGTGCCAGCACAGACAATATCATCACCTTTATATACGACAAATTCATCTTTGCATTTCGTCATCATTAGCACCTACTCTCGCTATTTCGTAACGATTACTAATATTGAAATTATGCTTTCCTACTTCTACAACTGCATAAGGTTTACCACCGTTAAAATGCAATTCTCTGACTATCCCTGTTGTTGAAAAGCTTTCTGGTCGTCTAAACCAAATGTTATCTCCGACTTCTAATTGTTCGATTGTAACGTTATCTACCATTCGCCTATCCCCTTACCTTGTTCAATTTCAACGGGAACCTTGCCTTTACCATAGACAAGTTCCCAACCTCTTAATTTTTGCTTGTAGTATCTTTTTCGAACTGTCGCATCTCCGACATCAAAATACTTATATACGTCACATAGTCGATATTTCTTACCACCGATATACACATCTGGAATATTTTTATATCTATCGTACATACGATCACTTCCAATGCTCTTTATATAGTTCTATATCTTCGACTTCCATATCATCTAATGTGTCAATAGGATATTTCTTCGCTTGTTCGACTACTCTATCCATTTCTTTGTCACTTTCTTCATAAGCTGGTAATTCAATCGTGCCTCTGATAACTACTTCTGCTTTAACTGTTGCCATTACTCATCACCCTCCACAATTTCGATTGCTTCTTCCACACTTCTTGCTACGCCATATAAAATGTTTTGCGTTTCTGCGAAGTCTTTAAATTTCTTTTGTTCAGGTCTTAATCTTCCACTTTCAGTCTTTACTTCAATTGCTATAAACTTTCCATCTGATTTACGATAACCGAATGTATCAGGAAAGCCTTTAGGGAGTAATTTGATTATTCTGTTATCTTTTGTCTGTACTTTTCCAGCATTCGCTCTCCAAAGTCTATGACCACGTTGATTGATTGCTAAGATTATTTCGTTTTGTATTTTTTGTTCAGTCATAAAATTTTACACCTAGAAAATTAGATTGATCCATCCCAGAAAAATCAATGAGTCCATCACCTTCTGTTATATCCATCATTTCTACATATCTCTCACCATCTTCTAATTCAACCAACGCTAAACAAACAATAGGCGTTTCGAATGTAGTTCCATCTCCGTCATTATATAAAGCGTTCATTTTTCTGTTTGTATTTATAATTTGTATAATTTTTTTATCCATTGTTATTCCTCCACTTTTTTTGAAAGGTGTATAGTAAGGTGTAGGGTAAAAATAGCCTTCAAGCCTTACTGGCTCTATGTTCGAAAGAAAAAGTGTAGGGTAGCGCTAGAAAAGTTTCTCTATACTTTTATATTTCTTTTATTTTTGTATACGACTTTTACATTAACCACCCTACACTTTTTTTATAAGTTAAATAAAAACCTTGATATAATAGGATTCATAAGGTCAAAAGTGTAATTTTTACCCTACACTTTCACCCTACACCCTACACGATTTATAACGTTTCCAATCCAGGATATTTAGAATTTTTTTCTAAACCTAAATAGTACATTCCAGTATTCATTCTTTTAGATTTAAATTTTTCTTTCATTTTTTGACCGAAGTCTTTATTGCTCATTTTGTAAGCGTTATTTTCATTCGCCCAATTTTTATACACACTGTACAATTCATTTGCCTTAACTCTGCCGTCATCTACTCGTTTGCATTCATCTTCAATAAACTGTTCGATAACGTCCATCTCAGTACGATACGCTTTACTTGATGCTTTTAATTTCTCTGGTAACTCAAGTCCCTCTCTCATCCACATGTACGCACCTTCTGCCATCCAATTTAAGATTGCAGGTGCCTCTCTTAGTAATTTATACTTGAGATCTTTATCAACTTTTTCTTCAGGTATTTGCACATCAAATGGAATTAATACTAATCTTCTCCAGATACCATCATCTGTTCCTCTGATGATTGGTTTATGGTTTGTCGAAACCCAAATCTTAAACTTAGGTGTATATTCAAATTCTTCAGCATATAAGAAACGCGCAGTGACTTTATCTCCACCAGTGATTTGTTTGATTAAACCTTCGTCAAATCTAAAACCTTCGTTAGGTTCAGAACTTGTGACAAATCTCGCTTTACTTAAACGAGCAATATCTGTGTTCACATTGTCATTTTTCTTTACCATTAATGATTTAGCTTGCATATTATTTGAATAATCACCGAGTATTTCTGCAATCGTTTCAACAAAAATACTTTTACCATTTCGGCCTTTACCAAATAGGATGAACATGACTTGCTCTCTTGTACTTCCAGTCAATGAGTAACCTAATGCTTTTTGAATGTATCGAATTACCGCTTTATTTCCCGCAAAGATGTCGTTTAGAAAATCTAGCCATACAGCAGGTTGCATTTTTTCGCTATAGTCTGTATTAGCAATTTGAGAAAACATTCGATTAATATCGTGTTTATAAAGTTCTCTACTTGTTAAATCAATATAGCCATTTGCAACGTTTAAAAGCATGTCGTCTTTATCAAATTCATCAGGTGTTACTGTTTTTCTGTGCATTAATTCGTTCATGATGTTTTTCTTGGACTGTGTACCTCTAGTTTTTTTGTAGTATTTTTGAAAAGCTTCTCTAGCTTCTTCTTCTGTTACATCTTCACTATGAAGTACTTTTTCGTTTTTGATACTTTCAATCATTTCATCAATGAGCTTCCTAATAGCGCCTCTGTCATCAACTTTCCATTTTTGACCGTCATAGATATAGAATTTATTAGTTATATAACTGTGTTTATATAAATGACCGTATCTATCTATAAAACGATCAGCATTTCCAGTATCGTCATAGCTGCGAATCGGATATTCTTTATCTTTCTTTTCAGCATCAAATATGTGACTAAGTGCATATCTTAATGGGTTTTCTTCTCTTTCTTGTTTAGGGGTATAAATATTATTAACTTCATTGATTGCTTTAAATAATGTTTGTTCACCATAAGTTGAATTTTTACGTTTTTCATCCCATTTATCTCGATATAGATTTGACTGTCTGAAAATACTATCCATTTGCGAATAATCTTTTGCACACCAGAAAGCTAAAATATTAGCGAGTGCCATATCTGCTTCAGAATGAGAAGTATAATAAGGTTCATAATTCCCTTTCATTAAGTCATCGAATAACTTTGCTTGTTTCGAATTATAAATTTCATTAATTACATCAATTTCTGAAAGGTTATGAATATTTTCTTGGTAGTTGTTTGTAGTTGGATATTTAATAGTGTTATCTGGTAGGTATTTGTTATAAATAGTTTTAAATACTTGTTCTGATACTTCGGTAACGTCTTTGTATTTACCAATATTTTTTCCGGTCATTGTGAAGAAACGACCGCTATCGTACATTTCAATATTGCCTTTACGTCTACGACTTCCTGGAATCTTTCCTTTTACAATAATGTGTAAACCATTACCACTAGGACTGACTTCTGTATAACTTTTAAATGCCTCATTAAATTCACTGACAATATTGTCTAACTTGTCACCTTGTTTAAATCTATGAAGATCATCATCAATGTCATCAATGTCAATGCCGAGATAGGGAGGTTCAAAGAAGAACCCTATCCCATCGACACCTTCGGCATTAACTGCTGTTTCATAACTGGACCATGTACTTTTATCATTTGATTTAGCGAACTCACCTGTCGCTGCATTAAAAGGTATTTTAGTACGCTTACCGTTTCTATTCTCAAACTTCCATACACACCAGTTATTGAGTTGTTTTAACTCATCTGGAATATTAGAAAGGTAAGTCGTCATCATTGATTTCTGCACCACCTGAGAACTCGTTGTTACTTGGTTTATCATCATCAGATTTCCATTCATGATTCACTTGTGGAAATTTAGTGTTTTTAAAGTTCCATGGTGCTACTCGATTGGTGATTTGCTTTTCACCTTTATATTCATTTTCTTCTTGCTTAACATAAACTCTTACTGGTTTACCTCTGAACATATCTAGTAGCTGTTCAAAGCTTTCAATAGGTGTACCTTCTGGAACACCGATACCATTTAAGTAGTGCATGAAGTTATCCATTTTATATTTATACTGACCATCGATTGTGCGTTTCCATTCATCAACAAAAATCACTCTATTTGCATATTTAGCTTGTAATTCTGATGTTTTCTTTAAATCATTTCTTACAACAAGTTGTAATTGTGTTTCTTCTTTTCCATTTTTAGTCGCACGTTCTGTTGCACTTTTAATAACCACTTCGTATTCGCCTTCTGGTAGTGGACTGAAATCATTGCTTTCTAAATTTGAGTAATCTGTAGTAAATAATGCCATAGTATAAAAACTCCTTTTTAATTGTTATATTTTTGTTTAATTGGTTTTAAGTCTGCATATAAGACTGGGAATGGTGCTTGTTTGTAATATGGATGATTAAATTTAATCCACGATTCTTTATAGTTATTCGCTTTTGTATAGAGGTAGTAGTCCTCTAATGTTTCTAGATCCTTTTTGTCTTTTAAATCTTTGCTGTATCGTTTAATTGTGTAATCGACTTTAAAAGGCTTGATGTCTGTAAGTTTTGCTTGTTTATGTTCTAACTCTTTCTTTTCTTCTGTTTCATTTTTATGTCCACAATTAGGACATTCATCTAATTCAGAAGCATAGACAGTAAAACATTCAGGACACTCGGTTAACTTTGGTGCGTCATTTTCCTTTTTACTGCGTTTCTTTTTGTAGCCTTTAAAATACCTGTTCCAATCATGTGGCGTATCGGGTAAACCGTGTCTTGCATAATTTCCAACATGATCAATAATTAAAGCTTTTTTATTAGGTTGATATCGCATTGATCGCATTGCTTGTTGCATGAATAGTACAAGCGAATCTGTTGGTCTTGCTAAAATCACACATGTACAATCTGGAACATCAAAACCTTCTGAAATTAAATCAACATTACATAAAACCTTGATAATGCCACTTTTGAAGTTCATCATGATTTCATTTCTTTTAACCGCACTTGTTTTAGCATCAGCATGTTCTGCGTAAATACCAGCATTTCTAAATTGTTCTGCGATATTTTCACTTGCTTCAACACTATGTGCGTAAAGAATAGTTTTTTGACCGTTTGCATACTTTTTATAGTTTTCTACAATATCGCCGTATATTGCTTTAGGTATCGCTTTATCCATTGATTGCTTTGTATAGTCACCTGTACTTGATTTCTTTAATTTACTTTCATCTGCAAGCACAACACTCTTGTAATCGTAGTCCGCTAGTTTGTGGTTATTAATTAACCACTCTACTGTTGGACCTTTTACCATTTCATCGTAAATATCTGTAAAACCTTTACCATTAGCACGCCAGGGAGTTGCAGTAAATCCAACTCTTAAAGCATTAGGAAAGTAATCGTAAATGTCTTTGTAAGTTTTTGCTCTACTATGATGTGTTTCATCAGTAACGATGATTTTAGGTGGTGTAAGTTCAGACAAAATATTTTTTGCACGTTTTTCTGAAAGAATATCTACATGAGTTAAATCGACACCATGTTTTTTTAAAGTGTTCTCGATTTGATAACTCAATTCTTTGCGATGAACAATAAACAAAATATGACTACCTTTGTTCACAGCGTTTTTTACAACTTCTGCAATCATGACCGATTTACCACTTCCTGGAGGACTTTGAATTAGTACACCAGATTTTTTTAGTAATATATGTCTTGCTTGATCAACGAGATTTTCTTGGTAGTCGTAGAGTTTAAACTCCGTCATCCACATCACCTACTGTGAACAACTCTTCTTGTAAACAATGTTCTCTATTATCTAATTGATTTTTAGCAAATACATTGTTACTTGGACTTAATATAAAACCACGTTTGCCTGATTTTTCATTGAAAACTAATCGTGCAACCACTTGGCAAAGTCCTGCGACATTATCACGAATAGTTTTGCGAATATCTGGTACTGCTTGAGTAATCTGTTGTCCTGCTGGTGTATAAAATTCGAAATTTGTTTCCCATGCAATAAATACAAGTCGTTTTCCTAGTGACTGTAAGAAACGCAAACTATCAATCGTAAAGAAGTCTACACGTTGATAATGTGACATTTCTGGTACACGTTCATTCTTACCGTTACGCCCTAGATTAGCGAGCATTGAACGGAATAACTCTGATATGTTGTCAATGACAATCGTGTCGTACTGATTAACTGTTTCTTTATTTTTACTAAGCCATTTCATCAATTCGCCCCACTCTTCCCACGCTTCGTGAGTATTGAATTCTAAAATATCGATGTTCTCATTGCCTTTTAAAGGTCGTTCTGATTTATCTACGTTGATATAAAGCGTCTTGCCAGGTAAGAAATTTAATGTGTGTGTTTTACCTGTACCAGGTTTCGCATAGATGAGATACGTTGATTTATCTGTGGTAATTTCTTTAGCATTTGAAATATTAAATTCCATCTACTTCACCACCAAACTTGTTGAACTTACTAATTCTGCACCTTCAACATCAGCACCTGCTAAAATATCTTCTTTCATTGCTTTTTTATCGTATCTATCTGGTTGTGGTATACGGTATGCTTTATCGATAAGTGCTTCGTTTGTAATGTTCACACTAGGCTGATTATTGCGTTTGTAAATATAGTTGGTTGATGTTCTGTAGTTATCTCTTTGCTGCACCTCTAAAGCGTCTTGTAAGTGCTGTTTTAATCTGCCGATAAAATTATTCTTTTGTTTTTTCAATGTTTGTAGACGTTTAATCTCTTTATCGATTGCATCTGTGTCTGCTTCTATACTTCTGATTAAGCCGACTGTATTATCCACTTTGGTATTCATATCTACTTCAATACTGTCTAACGTATCTTGTAAATCTTCGATAGAATAACCTTCGTCTAGCATATTAAGTAGTTGTCGATGCTTTGTTGATAAGTTATAAAGGTTAGCCATTACTTAAATCCTCCATTTCTTTTTCGTCTAAAATTCTCTGTAATTGATTAGCTCTTGCATCTGCGTTTTTATATAATTCGATATAGAATTTAATATCATTTCGTAAATCTTCAATATGTTCTTCTAGCGTTTCGTCTCTGCGTTTTAAATGTTTATAGTCATTACTTAACATTGCTAAATCAATGCTATCTTTAAGCAAAATTTCATATTCGCCTTTTGCGAGAATAATATTGTCTTGCATAACGAACCTCCGTTGTTATATGATTAAATTGAATATATTTTGTTAACTGTTTGACTGTTACTCATTGGCGTGAGTATCAGTCTTTTTTTCGTAGTAACAAGTGTCAAAGAACACATAGGTTGTAACTGCAGCTAATAGTCCAATTCCTAAAGCTTTCATAAAGAACAAACCTGTAATAGCCAGTGCAGTAGATAAAGTTAGGAACATTGCACCGCTAATTAAAAGTGTTTTATCTTCTATACTCATCTCATCACCTCCTTATAAGTCACTTTCTTTGATCATTAGTTGACTTTCGATATAGTCAATTCCTTTATCAATTTTGATGTAACGTTTAGCACCTTTACCAAATCGATACATACATGCTTCTTGAAAACCTTTGTTACATGAAACCTTTTTCTCGAAGTCGTCTTTTGAAATACCACTGATTTCAATAAACTTTTTTACATCTGCAAAGCCGATGAATTCCATGTGAGCACCCTCCTTCTCTTTTCAACGCCCACATTCAACGTATAGTCTTGGCAATGACCTAATGTATTATGGCGTGGCTCATATCGTCGCTCACTCTCGCTCTTATACGCTCAATGTGAGCGTTGAAATCGTTATTTAATTAGCTAGATACTTTTTCTTTTCGTCTCGTTTTTGAGACATTGGAGTTAAAAAAATAATCATCCATACTAATATCTAAAACATCACAAATAGCACTAGCTTCATCAATCGTGAAATTACTCTTATTTTTATTGATTTTCTGACTAAATCTTGCAGGCGTCATTCCAATCATATACGCTACTTCCTTATGCGAATATTTACTTTCATCAATAAAGTTTCTGAGTTTTTGATAGCGCTTAGTATTCAATTTTTCTCACCTCTTTCGTCTCATTTATGAGATTACACTAAGAACTATACACGCTTATATTTTTAGTGTCAACAAATAAATTTCATTTTTGAGAAATAAATTTGTAAAATACGTTGCATTTTTGGGAACAAACTTATATAATAAGTTTGTAAATTACAAATCAAGGAGAAAAAAAACAATGACAAAATTTTCGGATAACCTTTCTAACCTTAGAAAAGCTAATAATTATTCTCTAAAAGAATTAAGTGACAGATTAAATTCAAAGTACAACGTTAAGTTCTCTAAAGCATCAATTGATAGATGGGAAAAAGGAACAACAAGTCCTTCTATGGAACACGCTAGTGCTTTATCTGATTTCTTTGGAGTGTCTTTAGATGAATTAAGCGGCCGTGAGGAATTAGTGGTTGAAGAAAAACCTAATCATTTAGCAGCACATCTTGATGGTGATTTAACGGATGCAGAATGGCAAGAAATTCTTGATTACGCTGAATACATAAGAAGTAAAAGAAAATAAAGGGTGTTTTATGTGGGGAAATATGAGGATATGTTAATTGAACATGACTATATTGAAGTCATCGAATGCGATAAATTACCTAATGACTTATATGGTTTATGGCTTGGGGATATGATTTTAATTAATCGTAATTTGCCTATTACTTCCAAACTTGAAACACTTGCGGAGGAACTTGCTCATAACCAACTTACATATGGAAATATAGTTGATCAAAGTAATTTTAATCATAGAAAATTTGAAGGTTATGCACGTAGGTTAGCCTATGAAAAGTTAATCCCTCTTAAAGATATTGTAAAAGCATTTTTGCAAGGCATACATAATTTATATGAACTTGCTAATTTTTTTGAAGTCACAGAAAGTTTTGTCCTACAAAGTATTGAACATTATAAACAGAAATATGGGTATTCTACTCGGTATGGTAAATATGTTATTCAATTTGAGCCATTACGAGTGTTTGAATATAAAGATATAGAATAAAGGAGAGACATATGAAAAAAGCGCTACTTTGGATATTGCTAATTTTCTCTTTGTTCACAGTTGTTGGTGGACTATTAGTAATTATTGATCAAGGTCTCAGTTTCATTGATTTAGCAATGTTAATAGTATTTTTATTAATATTTATATTTAGTTTATTTAAATTAATTAAATTAAATACAACTAAAAAGAATAAAGAGATAACAAATCAAAAAGAAGATATCCCTATCCAATTACACGAAGAGAATAAAAGATTAAACAAAGAATTAAACCAAACAAAACTTGATTTAAATAATGCAAATCAACAATTAGATGAAAATAATAAAAAACCAAGAATTGTAGAAAAAGAAGTGATCAAAGAAGTTGAGTCTAAAGAATTAATTAAAAATAACGAAAATCTAAAAAAAGAATTAGCTTCTCAACAAGCTTATATACTTAAACTTGAAAAGGAAAATAAACAAGTTGCGACTCTAAAAGAAAATACTGAAAAAACGCAAAAAAGCATTCAAGAATTAAACGAAAAATTAAAAGTAAAAGAAAACCAAATAGATGAACTTAAATCAGAAAACAAGAAAGTAAAAGAAGATTATTTTTCTACTTTGTTTTCATTTGAAAATTCTTCTAACGAGAAAGTAGAACCTTCACGTTCATCAACTCATTTAGACTTATCTTATACTAAAGCTAGAAAATTAACGCCAACTTTTGTAGTTTTAGATTTCGAAACAACTGGATTAAATTATAAAGATAACGAAATTATCCAATATGGTATTGTTGAATTTAAAGATGGAAATGTAATTAATGAATTTACAAAGTTCTTCAAACCTGATCAACCGGTTGGTAAAACAGTTATGCGAAAAACTGGAATTACAAATGAATTTTTGGAAGATAAGCCTAGAATATCTAAAGAGTATATGGAAGAACTACTCTTATTACTTGGTGGTAAAACAATTGTTGCTCATAATGCGCCATTCGATATGAAATTTCTTTTAAAAAACCTTCATGATTTTAATATAGAACATGAGAAGTTTCGAGTTTTTGATACATTAACTGCTTCTAGAAGATTAATACACGAAACACCAAATCATAAACTAGAAACTTTAAAAGATTATTTCCTTTTAGATGATGGAGAATCACATCAAGCTTTGAATGATGCGAAAGCTACTGGGCAATTAGCATTATTACTTATTGATAGAATGAAATAATTAATATTTTAGGGTAGTCCACCTACCCTTATTATTTTTTACTTTTTTTAAGGAGAAGTGATAAAAATGGCTTCATTTACAGTAACAAAACGGAAAAATAAGAACTCAACATCGTGGCAATATGATGTAAAGCACCCTTCTTTTAAGTCGGGTAAGAAACGTAAATCAGGATTTAAAACAAAAGCTGAAGCAACGAATGCAGCGCAACAATTGATTAGAGATTTAGAGGATGGTAAACAAGTAGATAGCAACAGATTGTTTAAAGATTATTATAAAGAATGGCTTAAGTTGAATGGAAAATATGAATTATCATCAAAACAGCAATATTGGTATGAACACTCGCTTGATTTATTTTTAAAACATTTCGGTGAAGATATTAAGATTAAAGATATTACTCGAAGTGAATATCAAAAATTTATATCTAATTATGCAAACGGTAGAACATCAGAAACAGTTAGAAAAGTTAATCTTTATTTATCTAGTTGTATTAAAGATGCAGTGTATGATGGTTATATCAAAAAAGATCCAACATATAACGTTAAAGCAAAAGGAACAAAACAAGCTAAAAAAGAAGATGTAAAATTTTTAACGATTAGACAGTACGAAGAGTTAAGAGAGCATTTTAAGTTAAGAACAGATAAAAGTACGATTATGTTATATATACTTTTGATTACAGGAGCGAGATTTTCAGAAGTAAACAGAATGACCTATGATGACTTACTAATAACTAAAGGACTAATTCACTTGCCAGGAACTAAAACAGAAAACGCTGATAGATTTGTAGAAGTTTCTAAAAATGATTTAAAGCATATATACAAAGCGATAGAGACACATCCACACAGAATTGATAATAAGTTATTTGGCTTATCTCATGCAGCGATTTCTAAAGTGTTTAACAAAGCTAAAAAGAAATATAACATCAATGAAGATGTCACACCTTATTCATTAAGACATACACATGCAAGTTACTTAATTAGTAAAGGCATTCCGATTGAGTACATTAGTAAAAGATTAGGTCACGCAAGTATAGCTATCACATTAGATGTTTATACACATCTTCTTGATGAACATAAAAAAGAGCAAGGCCAAAAGGTCAGAGAAATATTTTCTTGA